ATGCGCCAGTGGTTCACAATCTACCGCCCCAGCCCGTACCCCTGCGGATCACAGTTGATGACGTTACCAGTCAGAAGCTAGTGCGCTTGGCAGCAGACCGTCCCCGTGGCCTGCTGTGCGCCTTGGATGAGATGAATAGTTGGGTTCGCAAGCTAACAGACAAGGCCAGCGGTGAAGACCGTAGCGCATGGGTCAAGGCTTACGAGTCGTCCCCGTATGAGATGGATCGCGTAGGCAGCGGGTCGATCTATGCCGAGAATCTCGCGGTGTCAATTTATGGCAACATCCAGCCCCGCGTGTTCCGCGATAACCTGCACAATCTATCAGCCGATGGACTGGTGCAGCGGTTTATCCCGTGCATCCTAAACGGTGACTTGACACGCAAGCCCGTCGAGATACCCGATTACCTGCTCAACAAGCAGCAGTGGGAGCAAACCCTGCGGATCGTGTTCGCCCTGCCTGCAATGACCTACCAGTTAAGCCCCGAGGCCAAGGCAGTGTTCCAAGAGTTTCAAGACTGGTACGACACAAAGCGCAACGATGAGAGGCTTCTCCAGTCCGACGATACTTTTATGACGGCCTTCGGTAAGGTCGAGGGGTTAGCTGGTCGCCTTATGCTTATGTTTCATCTTATGGAGTCGCCCTTCTCGTTCACCGTGTCCGGCGATCTCGCTGCCCGTGTGATTCACATTGTGCAGACCTACATCATCCCGGCCTACCGTTACGCCTTGTCCGAGTTGTCGGGGTCGGCTAACTTTGACACATGGCTGCGCGACTACATCATCCAACACGCCGACGAACCCATGATTACGATGGCTGAGATCAAACGGTCAGCACGTAGGCAGATCGAGAAAACAAACGTATGGCAGCAGGATCAGATGATTTATGGGGCGATGTATCCACTGGAGCAAGGTCGCTGGGTCATGCGCCTAGACGATGCCAGCCGAGAGAATCAGCACTTCGCCCAGTGGGTCATAAACCCCGCACTGGCTGTGCAGTTTAAGGATCACCGCGCCGAGGTCATTCGCGCCAAGCAGCGGCAGCTTGATGACATTTACCGATTGTCCAAAAAAGAAAAGCCCCGAGTACACGGGGCTGAGTTGTTGGATTAAAACGGGCTATTAGGCCACTGATCCCGTTTCTGCTGCTGGTAGTCCCGTTCCTCTTGCTTAGTCCACGGAAGTGCCCCAGTAGGCGGTGGGAAAGGCCAAGGCGGGGACGGTGATTCGTTTGCCATAGCCTTTTTGCTTTGGTAGCCTGTCATTCCACCACCTCCTGCTTTGCGGTCAGGGATTCAAGGCGTTTAATCCTTGCCACGTTGTACGAGACAAGGGCGGTGTGGTATTCCATGCTCGACTGGTGGCGCAACTTGGTGCGCTGCGCTTGTATCAGTTCCTCGGCGATAAGTTCGGCGGGGGTCGGCATGACCCAGTGGTTTATTAGCCATTCCCATACGTTCTTTAAGTGGTTCATGCTTCCCTCGCTTTCATCATTGCGTCAGCCATTCGATATGCGCTCTCGGCTGCAAACTGGCAAAGTAGATCGGGTTCATCCACCATGCCCTCATTCTCCAACGCGGTCAAGAACCACGTTATCGACTCGGCTGCGAAATAGTCGCGTATGGTCAAGCCTTTTTCAGCGCAGGTATAACTTTGTATCGGAAATGCTGGTTTGTCGATCATTTGAATATGCTCCTCGCTAATACGGTTTTACTGGGTTCGCACTGCTTGGCCTGCGCCTGCTTGGTGCTGAAATAGCCCAAGGCAAAGCAGATCACGGCAAATATGCCCACGCACTTAAAAAACGTCATGGCACTGTCCCACATCATCTCGAAGACGGTGGGGCTTTGCTCATCGGCTAGTATGTCGTCCTTAAACTCTGTTGTCATGGTTCACCTCTTTAAGTTGTCCAGTCATTCGGAAATAGTCGTTCTGCTCCAGTATCTGTTTGCGCTCGCGCTCTAGGTCACGGCGTAGGTCGATCAGGCGGTCTATCTGCTCGGTTAGCTTCTGTTCTTCTTCTCGCGTCATAGTTCGGCCTCTTTATGCTCGGGTACGGGTTTAGTCGGTGGCCTGCCCCGCTTGGGTGCAGGGCTTGGCAGTAGTTGGGCGTGCAGGCTAGGCGCGAGGGCTTCCATTGTGCCCAGCACGTCCAGCAGGCGGTCAACGGCTGCGCCGGGGGCGCGTGTGCCGATCGTCCAGTGTCTAAGGGTGGACACGCTCACGCCTAGATACTCGGCTAGTCGGGTATCGTCTAGGCCAAGGCGTTCAGCGATGGCCTTCAGGCGGTCACTGGGGGCGGTTTTGTCGGGTTTTTTAGTCATGGTGAGGGGTTCGGTTGGGTTACTGGGTTATAGGTCAAAAACTAGCAGCAGCAGGGCTACCAGTAGGGCGGCTAAAACTGCGGTCATTTAAGGGCTTCCGATAGGGTGCAGCCTGCGCGGTCAACGTCCCCGGCTTTCAGATAGTCGGCGGCTTGCTCCACCAGTGCGGTCATTTCGTCGAGTTTGTCCTGCATTCGGGCAAGGTCGTCGTCTAGCATATCAATGCGCCGTTCTTGATCCTTTTCCAGCTTCTCCCAATCCATTTCCGCATCCACGGCGGCATCAAGCGCGGCTTCTAGGTCGATGGTATCATCTGAAGCCCTAGCGAGTAGGGCGGCGGTGGTCGTAAACCCCTCGGCATAGGCTAGGCGCTCACGTTCGGCGAGTGTTAAGGTATTTAATAGCATGGTCATTCTCCGTAAATGCGGGTTAATGTGTCGCGGGTGTCTTGGATCGCCATCGCTGCGGCGGCGTGATCGTTCTCCAATGGCTGCCACACGGTAATTTGCTCCCAGTCATTGCTTAGGTTGTCCGGATCGAGTGCTTTCAGTATTTCCCCAAACGTCCAGTTGTCGGGGTACTCGGTCAGGAATAAGGAAAGCGCGACGCGCTCGGCTTTGGTAAGGTCTGCGCTCATTGTTTCTGCTCCATGTAGGTTGCGTTCCCGGTTTGTTCGGTGTAATACCGCGCCTCGTTTATGGCGGCGCGTTCGGTGTCAAACGCTCCCAAGAATGTGCCGTTGTGGTTGTATAGGTAAAACATAATTTTGCTCCAATGGGTTTAAGTTCTTACTGTGCATTCTTGAATGTGAAAATTGCGGAGTTCGTTTTCCTGCGCGCACGTCAACGCGGCGGCGCGGGTAGTAAATGCCGCCACGATCTCCATTTCTTCGGTCAAAATATAAATGGTCATGCTGCCACTCCCAAGGCTGCGCGGGTGCGGTTCTTGGCTACACGGGCGGCATAGGCGGCCAAACGTGCCACGGCTGCGCGGTACTCAGTCGGCCAATACTGCCCCACGGTATAGTCAATTGATAGATCAGCGGCGATTGTCAGGCGTTCGCCCCGGCTGCACTCGATTAGATCGGCATCGGTCACGCCCTGCGCGTAGGCTGCGGCTAGTGCTTCGCGCACGTCTGCCAGTTGATCCGATATTGCGCGGGCTTCGCGGAAATACGCGGCGCGGCCTTCAGTGTCGCCATATCCCCGGCAGTAGTCGCGGTAGTCAAGGCCGGGGCGTTTGGCTGCATACATTGCGAGTGTTTTAATCCCCTCGGGTACATTGTCAATCACTGCCCATTTAGGTAGCAGTGACGCGGCGCGGGGTGTGAGTTGGATAGTCATGGTAAATTGTCCTTACAGTTACGCTGCAAAATTGCAGCAATTGAATTATCGGGGATCAGTGAGCCATTGGGCAACAATTAAATCTATCACGTTTGGGGGTGTCGATAGTTTGCGCCAATGGCTACTCATAAACCCCTTAAAAAGAAAATAGAACGATGGTTAAAAGGTAGAGCGCGGCAACGGTTAACGCTGCCCCCAACCAAATAGCGAGGGGTGACGGTTTGCGCTTCAATGGCGCGGGGCGCATGTCAATATAGTGAAGGCGGTGTTTGTTGCTCATGGTTTACTCACTCGCCCAAATAGGTAAGCAAGGCAGCAGCGGCAAAGCTAACCACGCCAGCGAATATAAAAGCATTGTTAGGCTCACCAAGGATTGCGCCGCCGATGCAACCCACGGCCATCAATGCCGCCTTAATGTAGAAATAGTGGGAAAACTTAACCTTTGCGATAGTGTCAAATGTCATGGTGAATTGTCCTAACGTTACATGGCGACGTTGCCATGAGTAGAATTATACGGGCATTTTGCGTATTGTCAAGCCAATGGCGAATAATTGTTTCTATCATGTCACGGTATCAATAGTTTATTCCAATGGGTGAACAATGGGCATTTTACCCGATCAAGTGTGTCAGTTGTGACTTGTGGAAGGTAGAGAGTTTTGGGAATTCCTAAAAATCAGTGCAATTATAAAAATGCTCTATCTTCCCCCTCGCCTGCGCGATGTCACAAGTGTCGCACATCGGGAAAAACCCCTTATTCCGTAGCCACTGGGTGAACAATAGCCCTTATTCCGTAGCCACTGGGTAAACAATAGCCTCTTTTTACCCTTATTCCATATCCAATGGCTAATCAATGCACCAATATGGTGCGCTTTTAGGGTTTCCAAGTGTGACAGGGGTATTTGTACACAGGTTATCCACAGGCTTTGGGATAACCTGTGGATAACTTTGCAGCGTGGTTTATGCGCCGATTCTGCCCGTGATCCATGCGCCGCGTTACCGTGTGCCAAGGCCGCGCCGGAGTCAGGGGGGCGGGTGGGGCCGACGGCGACAGGGCCACGGTAACGGTGACCCCGGAAACAATTTTATTTTTTTTCTAAATTATTCAAGTAGCCAATGGACACTTTTTACCAGTGTTGCAAAGTTTCTCAAGTGTGTGCTAGTATCCGTACCACTATGGAATCAAGACAATCTAAATCCGTAGGCACAGATGACGCACTCGTCGAGTCCGCTGTTGAGATACCCGACTGGTTAGAACCTGCGCCACGTACCCTTGCTAAGTCACCCCCGGAGGTGAAGGCACTCGCATTGGCCCAGTATGAATTTATCTTCATGCGGGTCATTGACTCTATTGCACACGGCAACAGCCTGTCGCAGATACTGCGCGATGACCAGCGCGACATCGACTACAACGACTTTTATCGGTGGATCAAAAAGAACCCTGAGAGAAACCAGTTGTTCACCGAAGCGCAAGAGATGCGTACCGAGTTCATGGCTGGCGAGATCATTGAGATTGCCGATGCCGACGACTCGTTGGAAGATGTGCAGCGATCCAGATTAAAGATTGACACGCGCAAGTGGCTCATGGGAGCGCATAATCGCAAGAAGTACGGCGAGATTAAAACCGTGGAGTTGGGCGGGTCGATCAGTATTACTGAGGCACTGGCCCAAGCTAATGCACGGTTGGTCGATGCCGATGTGGTAGATGTAACCCCTCGACTGGAGAACTGAGTTGCAGAAGCCCATTTACTCGGCAGAAGAAGAACAGGTCTTGATGACCCAGCTTTGGAGTCCGCAGATTAAGGATGACCCTGAGTCGTTTGTGCGGTATGCGTTTCCTTGGGGGCAGAAGAATACGCCCTTGGAGAACTTTAAGGGGCCGCGTAAGTGGCAGCGCGATGTGCTGCGCGAGATTACAGAACACCTAAAAAAGAACCGTGGGCAGTTGGACATGGACGCGCTGCGGACTGCGGTATCGAGTGGTCGTGGGATCGGGAAGTCGGCACTGGTGTCGTGGCTGATCCTGTGGATGCTGAGTACCCGGATAGGCAGTTCAGTCATCGTGTCGGCTAACAGTGAGAATCAGTTACGCACGGTCACATGGGGTGAGTTGACTAAGTGGACAACAATGGCGATCAACGCGCACTGGTGGGAGGTATCGGCTACCAAGCTAGTGCCTGCCACATGGGTGACTGACTTGGTGGAGCGTGACCTTAAAAAGGGTACACGTTATTGGGCTGCGGAGGGTAAGCTGTGGTCTGAGGAGAACCCGGACAGCTATGCGGGTGTCCACAACCATGACGGCATGATGGTGATATTTGATGAGGCCAGCGGTATACCGGATGGGATTTGGAGCGTGGCGGCGGGGTTCTTTACCGAGAAGATATTGGATCGGTATTGGTTTGCGTTCAGTAACCCGCGGCGTAACACGGGGTATTTCTTTGAGACGTTCCACGGGAAGCGGGACTTTTGGAACGCGAAGGTTATTGACGCACGGACAGTCGAGGGTACGGATCATGGGATTTATGACCAGATCATCGCGGAGTATGGTGAAGACTCGATACAGGCTCGGGTGGAGGTGTACGGCGAGTTTCCAGCAGCAGGGGAGGATCAGTTTATTTCCCCAGTGACTGTGGAGGATGCGTTCAAGCGGCCTAAGTACAAAGACCTGACTGCGCCGATCGTCATTGGCGTTGACCCAGCACGCGGGGGCATGGACAGCACGGTGATCGTGGTGCGGCAAGGGCGTGACTTG